TATGGGTCAGGTGCATGCGGGCGGGGCAGGCGTAAGCGCAGGCGCCGCACTCCATGCAGTCCATGATATGAGCCTCGTTCAGCTCATCCACCATCTTTTTGGAGGCATATTGATACATGAACAGGGGCTCCAGGTGCACCGGGCAGACGGAGACGCACTTGCCGCAGCGGATGCACTGGGGATTCTCCACGGTCTGCTCCTCGTCCTCGCAGAAAGCCAGCATCGCGCCGGTGCCCTTGCCCACGGGAACGTCGGCGGTGTACTGGGCCATGCCCATCATGGGGCCGCCGGCAATGAGCTTGTAAGTGCCGTCCTTCACGCCGCCGCAGGCGTCCAGCAGAGCGGAGACAGGGGTGCCGATGGGGCACTCGATGTTCTTGGGCTCCACGATGCCGCTGCCGGACACGGTGACGACCTTGTGCACCACGGGCATACCCTGGGTGATGGCCCGGTAGATGCACATGGTGGTATTGATGTTGAACACGGCGCAGCCGATGTTGGCGGGCAGTCCTCCGGGAGGCACCTGCTTGCCGGTGATGGCCTGGCAGAGCTGCTTCTCACCGCCCTGGGGGTAACGGCAGCGCAGAGGCTCCACCACCACGGGGGCGTTCTTCTCCGCGATGACCTTGTTCATGGAGTCGATGCCGTTTTGCTTGTTGTCCTCAACGCCGATGATGACCTTGTCCACACCGAACATCTTTGCAAGATACGTGGCGCCGCCGATGATCTCCTCGGGACGCTCCAGCATGGCGCGGTGGTCGCCGGTGATATAGGGCTCGCACTCGGCGCCGTTGATGATGACGGTGTCCACCTTGCCGATACCGCCGGAGATCTTCACGTGGGTGGGGAACGTTGCGCCGCCCATGCCCACGATACCGGCGTTTTTGACGATCTCCACCATCTCATCGACGGTGAGGGCGTCGGGGTCCGCGGGAGCCTGAACTTCTTCGCTGAGCTCGTCCTGGAAATCGTTTTCGATGACCACGGACACCATGTTGCCGCCCATGGAATAGGGGCGGGGCTCAACAGCCTTGACCTTGCCGGAAACACTGGCGTGGATGGGCGCGCCCAAGCCACGGAACTCGCCGATCTTCTGGCCCACCTTGACCTGATCGCCCGCTTTCACAAGGGGTGTGCAGGGTGCGCCAAAGTGCATCGACATGGGAATGACCACCTCTGCCGGGGGAGCCAGCTGCTCGATGGCCTTTTCATTGGTCGCGGCCTTCATGTCATGGGGATGAACGCCGCCAAAGAAAGCTTGTGCCATTGTCTTCACCTCATTTTTACTCCTGATAGCGTCCAGGGCACATACCGGCTCCGTCCCGCCGGCACGCGGGCCGGGGCGCAATTCTGCCCTGGCGATACTACCACATACTGCGTTTGATTCTACACCTAAACTCGATTTTTGTCCAGTCTGTGAACGACAGTTTTTGCGGAAATGCGCCGTTTATCATTAAGTGCGAAAGAGCTAATAAGCTCCGACGCACTTATTTTTTTATTCAGAACGGAGGCGAGACAATGAAATACGAGTGTCTCAAGCTCGAGGAGCGGGAGATTATCGAGGCAATGTACGCCGAGGGCGCGAAACCTTGCGAAATTGCAAAGCGCGTCGGGAAGTGCCAAGCAACGATTTACCGAGAGCTCGAGCGCGGAAAGACGGGGAAAACGGACTCTCGCTTTCGACCGGAATATAGCGCGGCGGTAGCGGAGGCTCGCGTAAATCAGTCGTACAAAAATAGAGGCCGTCGGAAAGCGGCTATCTGAAAAAGGAGGTTACTCATACCATGAAAAAGCAGGAGGTTTTTATATCGCACGTTCTTTTCCCGTGGGAGACTTTCGCCGCTCAAGGAGAGCGGGAACGCCGGGAGCGGGAAAACGGCGGTATCCGATGGACGGAAGATTTCAAACGCGAGGTACGAGAGAACATTTTGAGGTATGCAAACGAGCCCGCTTTCACGGGTGGATTTACAAACGCAAACCTCGACACGATGAATAAGGCTTTCAGAAATAGTAGCCTTAACGACGTGTATAACCTTGTACCGTGCCATTTTCGAGCGGAATTGTTCGACGGCGTTACTTTTCCTATTTTCGATAGGAGGTAACGAGACTATGAATATATTTGAAAAAATCACGGAGAGCCCGGAGGCGTTGGCGGATTTCCTCCGCCGCCTCCCAGTATTAACGGCTCCGTGGGACGAGGCTTTTCATCGGACATATTGCGATAACTGCCCGGCGGAGGATTGCGACGGGTGTAATCGCCCGGAGAGAAATAATCCTCTTTGGTATTTAGGACTATCGGCGGCGGAGGCCGAGCTATGACGGGCGCAGACTTTACGCGCACTTGCGCCGGGTGCGACCAACTCGTAACCGAGCCGTGGGTAAAAAATCAAGTCTGTTTTCGGTGCTTCGCTCCGGGGAGTTGCCGGGGATTTATCGTCGGCATAGAGCGGCTAATACCGTACGTCCCGGCGTGGTGTCCGAAAATGATAAATAACGAGGAGGGTTAAAAATGGATAGCGTAAGCTCGAGGGTTAGGCTCATGGGCAATTTACAGGCGGCAATTACCGAGGCCGTCTCCGGCACGATGGAGGAGCGCGGGCGCGGATTTGCCTCCGACAGGGAGGCGTGGGCGGAGCTCAAAGAGTGCGTAGAGCGTACGGCTCAAATGCACAAGGACATTGAAAAGCTCCATAAAGAAATGTGGAGCGCGGTCAAAGACCACAACGGAGACGCTTTCGCGGCACTCTCTCAAGAGTTTGAGAGGAGCTCGGCGCGGCTCGCCGAGGAATGGGCGCAAACGTCCGCCCTTGCAAAAATCGCGGTTATCAGCGACTACGGAGAATAAGGGAGGCTCATACCATGAAAAAGCTGTATTCAAAGAAAATCGGCGGCGAGGCTTTCGCTCTCGACGCGGCGCAACTGGATTTGTTCAAAAAGAACGGGTACACCGTTCCGAGCCCCGAGGACGTTATCGCAGACGCGGCGGTACATATCGAGCCGCCGGAGGGAAAGCGAGCCTATGTCGTCTTTGATTTCAAGACGGGCGTTTTCTCCGTCCGGGCGAGAACGGCAACGCTCGACGTAAAACAGGTCGGCGGCTTTGTGGGCGAGGTCGTACAGGCGGCTCTCTTGTGCCGTTTTCTCGAACAGGCAGACCCGGACAGGCCAAAAGCGGATACCACGGCGGAGGGGAAGCTCTCCCCGCTCGCGGCTATGATTAAAAACGCGCTGATAGCGGCGGCGGAAAAGAGCGCGGCGGACAAGCCCGCGCCTCCGGCCTCCGAGGGGAATAGAGCAAGAGCGGAGGAAACGACGGAGGTCGTAGAATGAAAGTACGGGTAGCGTGTCCGTATTGCGGAATGAAAACGGAGCTCGAGGTCGAGGAATTACGAAACATATCAAATCTCGTAAATTGCGACATCATGGAGGGCGGTTGCGACGGGCTTTTCGTTGCGGACGTGTCCGTTAAAGTTACCGCCGCCGCCCGCAAGGTTGAGGGGGAGGGCGGTAACAATGATTAAGCTCGGCGACCGCGCTACGGTCAAGCCCGTTACATTCTCCGTCGTTGGCGCGAACGGGAAAGAGAAAGCAATCTCAGGGCGAGTGGTATATATCCACCCGAGAGGCCGATACTGTACGCTCGAGTTTGAGGTAGGCGTATGGGAGACGGTAAAGCTCCGGGAGAGCTTTCAACTCGTAGAGGGGGAAATCCTGCAATGAAAAAGAAAAAGACAGCCCCGGCGGGATACCACCCGCAAGCGAGCGGCTCGACAAAGCTATACCTCGTACGTCACCCGGAACACGGCGAGACGACCGTAAACGGCGTGAACAAGTACGACGCAGTTACAGCCGCCGCGCGGGAGTGGGGCGTACGTTGGTCGGCAATCGCCCGGGAGTGTGAGTATATCGTCCTTGCGGACGAGGCGGAGAAATGACGGCGCGGGAGCGGCAGAAACGCCGCCGGAGACTCCGCCGCCGTCGCCGGGCTATCACACTCGCCGCGCTTTCCGCCGTGCTCGTGCTTATCGTAGCTATACGAGCGGGACACGAGCAGACAGAGGACAAGCCGGAGCAGACCGCGCCGACCGTCTCAACGGCAGAGACGGCCTCGCCGACATACATTAACGCGCTCCCGGCAGTATCCGAGAAAATCTCGATAACTCCGCCGCCCGCTCCCGAGCTCGTGAGCAGATATGCAGACCTCGAGATTTCGGAGGACGACAGATATACGCTCGCTTGCCTTGTGTACCACGAGGCGCGGGGCGAGCCGTTCGAGGGACAGGTCGCCGTTATCGAGGTCGTATTAAACCGTATGCTATCCCCTCTTTTCCCGGATACGGTCGAGGAGGTAGTTTTTCAGAAATACGGCGGCGTATGGCAATTCTCACCCGCTCCGTACATCTGGACGGCAGAGCCGAGCGAGACACAATACGAGGCGGTCGAAACCGCAATATCCAGTACGGAGAACGTGCTCCCGGTCGAGACGGTATTTTTCTCGGGGGCTCCGTACAACGACAATATAGTCGCTATTATCGGAGGTCATTATTTTTGTGCTATTGAGGAGGATAAATAACCATGAATAAACCCGTATTTGTATTTGACCTTAACAGGGTGCTCCCGGAGGAGCAGGTCGAGGAACTCCGTGTAAAGCTCGCCGCGCAGATTGAAAGCGGCGTACTTCTCCTCGGAGACGAGGTTACTTTTGTCGAGGCTTTCTCTGCTGACGAGGCCGCGCCCGTGGTGGCGTTCGAGGGAGAGCCGGAGGAAACGCCCGCAGAGTGGGCGACTCACGGCGCGTATAAGCTGACCTCCCGCCGTTCCGCCGGCGTCGGCGTTAAGGAACTGAAAGAGGCAATCAAGGCCGGACTCGCCCGACCGTTCGACGAGCTCGAAATCGAACTCTCCAACGGAGAAACGGTTACGGCGGTATGCGGCGGATATGTGGGAGGAGGTCGCGCCCGATTTGTGCTGAAAGATTGCCTCCGAGAGCCGTGGGTTATGAACAAAACAGCGACCAACGCGGGCGGATACCTCAAGAGCGAGGCTCGCCGCCACGTCCTCGAGGATATTCTCCCTCTTTTCCCCGAGGAGCTCCGCGAGGCGTTCGAGCCTCGGCACATGGTCGAGGAAGTCGACGGCGAAAAGCACGAGTACGCCGATACTTTGTGGCTCCCCTCCGCGACCGACGTTTTCGGAGTTGGCGATTGGTGGAAAGACGAGCCCGACAGCGTACAACTCGAGATTTTCAAAGAGGAGCGCGACCGGGTGAAATCTCGCCCCGATTACGGTACTTGTATTTGGTGGCTCCGTTCGCCTCATTCGAGCACCTCGACGCACTTCGTGCGTGTGGACACCGACGGCACAGTCAACTACGGCAGCGCGGCCTACTCGGATGGCTTTGCGCCCGGCTTTGATTTGTAAAATTCGGAATTAAAAACCCTCCTCGGCTCAATGCCGGGGAGGGACTACCACAAGGGAGGGTATCGTATGACACTCGGAGATTTCAGAAAAATTGTGGAGCAGTACCCGGACGAGTGCTCGCTCCAAATCAGAACAGAGGGCGAATACGGACGAGCCTCGAGCGACGTTGTATCACGCGTTATTATTACGACGGTCGACCCAGTGGAGGGAGACGAGAGCTCTATCCGCCCGTGGATAGAGGTGCAGGCTTGAGACAGCGCAGAGAACGCCCGCCGAAATGGAAATACGAGTTTGATTGCCGGAAGTGCGACAACATTCAAGAAATACACGACCCGAAACGGCGGCGGGACGGAGACTATTGTATCGCGTGTCTCGAGAGAGCGGATAAAAGGATACCGAGCCCGATACACGCAGACGAGGAAAATCGCGTCCTCCGTTGCGATTGCTTTACGCCTATCCCGGAGGACGACACGGAGGCGAAACAATGAGACATAAAAAGAAAAGCCGCCTCGCGGCGGTTGAGCGTTTTATCGTGCTGACCGCTACGGCGGCTTTGTTCATCAAGGCGCAGAGCTACGCGCTCACATGGCGGGGATACTTCGCCGTCGGCGGCGAGTTTATGCTCCTCGCAAAGCAAATTATACGGGATTTCGCGGCGGACATTGTAGAGCTCTTTTACAATGCGCCGGAGGATTGATTATGTACGAAAAAAAGAAACCGCCGACGCTTTGCGAGAGCGTCGGCGGGGGACTCGTCCCGGAAAAGACGGTCGATTACTCATACCTTTATTATTATATCACTCTCCGGGACAACGTGCAAGGGCAAAAAAGCGGAAAGAAAGCCGCTTTTCGGGCTCGTATGGAATAGTAACAAACCGACCATGCCGGAGGGTGTCACATGAGGACGACATACAGAGAAAAGCGGTACGCTTGCGGAGAATATCTCGACGTTTATATCTACCCTGTTTTTTCGCAGATAAGCAAGACCGGGAGACGCGGGAAACGGAGAGCCTCCTCCGAGGCTCAAAAGAAACTCAATCAGAGGCACAGAGAGGAAAAGCTCGTCCGCCTCCTACACGCGAACTTCACCCCGGACGACCTCGAAATCCATCTGACATACGAAACACAGCCGGAGAGCCCGGAGGAGGCGGCTCGTTTGGTGCGTAATTTCATTCGCCGCGTACAGAGGGCGAGGAAAAAGCAAGGGCTCCCGCCGCTGAAATACATAGTCGTTACCGAGAGAGGCTCGAAAAACGGTCGCTATCATCATCACGTCACGCTATCGGGCGGAATGGACAGAGACGAGCTCGAAAGCCTATGGGGTTTAGGCTATGCCAACTCCCGCCGCTTGCAATTCACAGAGAGCGGCCTTGCCGGACTCGGGCATTACATCGTAAAAGACCCCGTAGGGAAAAAAGCGTGGAACGCCTCGAAAAACCTCATAGACCCCGAGCCGAAAACAAGGGACGGACGCATATCCGGCAGACAGGCGGACGAGCTCGCAAAGGACACGACGAACAATGCGGAGTTTGAAAAGCTATATCCGGGCTATTTTCTCTCCGAGGCCGGAGCATGGCATAACGACATAAACGGAGGACGGTATATCGTCGCCCGGTTTTACCGCCGGGACGGTGTATTTATAAAACCGAAACGGAAACGGAGGAAAAAAGAATGACAGTAAACGAGTTTGCGAAAGACGTACACGAAAACGCCGTCGCGCATGGTTGGTGGGAGGGCGGAGAGCGCAGTTTTCCCGAGGTTGCCGCGCTCATTCATTCGGAGATTTCCGAGGCTCTCGAGGAATACAGGGACGGAAACCCTATTATCTACGGTTGTTGCGGCTTTCCCGGGGCTACTTGCGAACACGCGCAGACGTGCGACAAGCCGCACGGGGACGGCTCGTGCAAACCCGAGGGGCTCGCGGTCGAGCTCTGCGACGCGGTTATCCGCATTTTCGACTACCTCGCCTATTTAGGCGTGGATATTGAGGCCGTGCTCGTAGCAAAGCACGAGTACAACAAGGGGCGCGAATACCGCCACGGCGGGAAACGCGCATAAACGATAGCACAGCACGAGGAGGGCGAGCTATGATTAACTATTTCGACGCGGCGGAGAATACTCTCCGCTCTCGCGGTATGCTTGAGACGGCGTTACGAAATCTCGAGAAAAGGAAAGAGCGCATTTTGAGATACGCCGCGCCGTCCGAGTACCCGTCGGCTGATATGTCAAAGCCTTATACGAGCACGAGGGCGGTAAACGACACACTCGCGGAATGTGTAGAGCTCGCCGAGACTATGCGGGAAATCAGAGCAACGGAGGAGAAAATCGAGGAAATCGACTGCGTTCTCGGGCAACTGGACAAAGAGGACGCGGAAATCCTCCGGCTTTGGTACATCGAGCGCAGGAGCAAAGAGGAAATAGCGGAACGAGTGAGCTACTCGTCCCGCACGTCCGTATATGACTTGAGAAACAAGGCCGTCGCAAACTTCGCGCTCCTGTATTTTGGCGCGGGTGCGGGGGCGCACATCTGACCTCGCCGGAGCTTTTGAAAAAAGTTTGAACAGAAATTTGCTTTTCCTCGTGTTAAGATTATAGGCGTAAAGAGAGGTCGAGGGAAAACCTCGCCGCCGTGCGCCTCACTCCGCGATAAGCGGGGCGAGGCGTTCTCTTTACACTCACGGAGGGACAGCTTATGCGAGCATTTGCAAAAGCGTTTTACGAGTCGGCGGCATGGCGGCAGACGCGGGCGTATATCCTCAAGCGGGACGCGGGGCTATGCGTCTACTGCGGAGAGCCGGGCGTTATCGTCCACCACAAGAAAGAGCTCACGCCGCGAAACATCGACGACCCTATGATTACTTTGAACGAGGACAATCTCGAGACAGTGTGCCGAACGTGCCACGCAATCATACACGAGGGAACGCCGCCGATTGCCGACGGCCTCGCGTTCGACGCAGACGGAAATATAATCTCTGCGCCACACTCCCCCCGGGGTGTCCTCAAAACAACCCCCCACAAGTAACCGCGCCTCAATCCTGTTTAGAACTGCCCGGGTCGCGCGTATGAGGGGGGGTTACACCGAGCGGGAGGAGGTTTTATACATTATATGGCGACAGAAAAAAAGACATACGAGGAGCTCCCGATTTCTGAAAAAATCGAGGCAAAAAAGCGGAAAATTAAAAAACTTTTCCGCGATTTACCGCCCGAAAAAAAGCAGTTTGCCGAGGGGCTTATCAATCAATTTGCCGTAACCTCCGTCACACTCGAGCGGCTCGCTGACGAGATTAACAACGGCGATTTGATAGAGGATTTCGTACAGGGAGCGCAACGCCTCCGCCGGGAGTCTCCGGCTCTCAAGGCATATAACACGACGATAAAATCGTACTCCGCCCTCACAAACCAACTTGTCGGGTTATTGCCGGAAAAATCGAAAAAGGCGGCGGGCGACGAGCTTATGTCGTTTATTACACAGCCCGCAAAGGTCGCTAAATAGTGAACTACGTCCGCGAGTATTGGGGGCGGATTTCAAGCGGAGAGATAATCACGAGCAGACGCGTAAAAGCCGTCTACGCAAAACTCGTAGAGGAAATGGACGCGGCGGACGAGAGCTCTCCGTACTACTTCGACGAGGCGGTCGGAGAGCGGCCTATCGTTTTTATCGAGAGATTTTGCAAGCAATCACAAGGAACGCTCGGCGCGTCTCTGACGCTCGAGCTTTTCCAAAAGGCATACATACAACTTCTTTTCGGGTGGCTCGAGAAAGAAACGGGATACCGACGCTTTCGAGAGACGCTCTTTCTTGTTGGACGAAAAAACGGTAAATCGACGCTCCTCGCCGCCCTTGCCCTGTATATGCTCGTGGCGGATTACGAGGGCGCGGCGGAGATTTACAGCGTCGCAACAAAGAAAGACCAAGCGAAAAAGGTACTCACCGAGGCCGTAAACATGGTGAAGCAGAGCCCGGAGCTCTCCGCCATTCTGAAAAAGCGGCGCAATGATATTTATTTTCCGGCGACGGCCTCCGTGTTTGAGGCGTTGGCGAGCGACTCGAACACGCTCGACGGCCTCAACGCTCACGCCGTCATTATCGACGAGCTACACGCTATCCGTGACCGAAATCTATACGAGGTTATGAAGCAATCGACCTCGAGCCGCCGACAGCCTCTTGTGATTATGATTACCACGAGCGGGACGGTGCGAGAGTCAGTTTTCGACAATCTATACGGGTATGCTTGCGACGTGGCAGACGGAAAACAGACCGACGACCGTTTCCTCGCTATCCTCTACGAGCTCGACGCTCGGGAGGAGTGGACAGACCCGCAAGCGTGGATAAAGGCAAACCCCGGCCTCGGTGCTATCAAGCAATATACGACCCTCGCCGAGTTTGTCGAGAGAGCCAAGAAAAACCCGGAAGATTTACCGGGCGTTCTCTGCAAGGATTTTAACATTAAGGCAACGGGCGCGGCCTCGTGGCTATCCTATGAGGACGCGGTATGCGAGCTCACTTTCGATACGGAGCTTGTGTATAACACCTACGCCGTCGGCGGGTGCGACCTCTCGGCAACGACCGACTTAACGTGCGCCTCGCTTATGATACGGCGGTCGTCCGACGACCCGATAATCTACGTTTTACAGCACTATTTCCTACCGCAAAAGAAAATAGACCAGCTCGACGAGCACAACACAAACGAGGCTCCGTACAAGATTTGGGAGGAGCGGGGCTTTCTCACGATTTGCCCGGGCTCCCGCGTAGATTATTCGGCGGTTACGGAGTGGTTTTGCCAAATGCGGGACGAGCTCAAAATAGACGCGTTCAAAATCGGATACGACCGCGCTCTCGCCGGGTATTGGGTGGACGAAATGAAAGCAAACGGCTTTGATATGTGCGCCGTAGCACAGGGGCCGTTTACATGGAGTCAACCTATGCGCGAAATGGGCGCGGCTCTCGCTGATAAGAAAGTAAATTACAACAAAAACCCCGTTTTGCTTTGGTGTCTGACAAATACAGGCGTAAAGAAAAGCGGGGTAAACAACATTCAGCCCGTAAAGATTTCCGACAAGCGGCGTATTGACGGAATGGTATCGCTCCTCAATGCGTGGGTTATCTATGTGCGGGACTATGAGGACTATATGTATTTGGTGGGGTGAAAACATGGCAAAAAGAGGACTCTTTCAAACGATTTTCGGGAACAAGGGCGAAAAGAGCGGGGATTTCCACGCGTACAAGCTCTTGAGCTCGTGGGAGTCTACCTTTACGCCGTACTCCGGCAATATGTGGGACATTAACACAGTCCGCGCCGCCGTGGACGCTTTCGCCCGCCGTGCGTCTACCGCACAGCCGCGACACGTCCGCATATCCCCGGAGACTACGGTATCGGTAAACGACTATATCGACCGCATTTTACAGTACAAGCCTAATCCGTACATGACGGCGGCGGACTTTTATTACAAGCTCGCGGCGCAATACAAGGTTTTCAATAACGCCATAGCGTACCCGGTCTATGACGAAACGGGACGCTTGACGGCGATATATCCTATCAACGCGCAATACTTCGAGCTCCTCGAGTATATGGGCGTTATGTATTGCCGTTTCCGCTTTGCGACCGGGCAAACCTACATTTGCGAATACTCGAAAATTATCCACGTCCGCCGCCATTTTCTCGAAAACGATATTTTCGGCGACGGAAACGAGCCTATCGGTACGGCACTCAAGACGGCGAATACGTTTAATCAGTCTATGAGCAAGTTTGCCGAGCTCGTGGCGGTCGTCCGGGGTATTCTGAAAGTCTCGAACGCGGTCAAAAACGAGGATTTGAACAAACGCCGAGACGACTTTATCCGGGACAACCTCCGAATGGAGAACAACGGCGCGGGCGTTATCGTTACCGACGCAAAATACGATTACACGCCTATTTCCGATAAAACGACTCCTATCCCGTCGACGCAGCTATCCTACGTCAAAGAGGAGATTTTCGATTATCTCGGCGTGTCGAAAGAAATCGTACAGAACACCGCAACACCGCAACAGGAACAGGCTTTTTACTCCGGCGAAATCGCTCCATTTTTCCATAGGCTATCACAGGCTTTCACAAATGCACTTTTCACGGAGCGGGAGCTCGGACACGGAAACCGTATCGTATTCGCGGCGAACTCCGTCCAGTTTGCAACCTTGCCGGAAAAGGTAACAGCGGCAAAGTTTTTGACGGAAATCGGCGCGGCAACGCTCGACCAAATCCTAACTATGTTCGATATGCCGACAATCGGAGGCGAGGAGGGCTCCCGCAGAGTCCAAACTCTGAACATGGTAAACGCAAAGCTCGCGGACAAGTATCAAACGGGCGACGAGGGCGGCGACCCGCCAGCAGAGCCGACAAAAACAGACCCGCCCGCAGAGCCGGACGGCGGCGGAACGGGCAAAGAGGAGGTATAACGCTATGGCAATCAAACAGGGGCGCGAATATCGCGCAGTACAGGGCTTTAGCCTTGTGCCTCGAGACGAGGGCTCGGAGGAGTATCGAGTCCGGGGTACGGCGGTCGTATTCGATACGCCGACCGTGCTCTACGAGTGCGACGGTATCGAGTACAAAGAGGTTATCGACCGTCACGCGTTCGACGAGTGCGATATGTCCGACGTGATTTTCAATTACAACCACGGCGGGAAAGTGGTCGCGCGGCTCCGTAATAAGACGTTGACGCTCGCAATCACGGAGAGAGGGCTCGATATTTCGGCAGACCTCGGCGGAACGACCGCCGGGCGAGAGCTTTACGAGGAAATCGACGGCGGGTACGTCGATAAAATGTCCTTTTCTTTTACCGTACGCGAGGCGAGTTACGACTCCGTTACGCATACCCGCACGATTACAAAGGTCAAAAAGCTGTACGACGTGTCGGCGGTGGACATTCCCGCCTATAATGACACGTCTATTTCGGCTCGGAGCTTTTTCGAGGAGGAGCACTCGA